ACTTAATGATCCACCGTCTTTCATACCTTGCATGATACCCTCTTTGATAGGGCCACCGTATCTAAACATTGGTCTATTTAATGGTCTCATGTATTACCCGTATAGTTTACCAAATAATCCTGCAACACCTAAAGCTGTACTTAAACCTGTAGCAAATGGACTAGCACCACCCATAGGTGCAGGTGGTGGAGATGCAAATCCAGCTAATTGTCCTAGACCGCCTCCAAATTGTTGAAGTCTTTGTTGTGGTTCGTATGCTGCAGTTCTTGCAGCATCCGCGTCTGCTTGTAATTGTTGTTGTGTAATCCCTTGTCTAAATGCACCAAGATTACCTTGTGTAGCAACATCTCCTGCAAGTCCTGCTCTTTGGAAATTAGATAATGCAAATTGATCCTGCATTGCTTGTGCTCTTCTATTTGCTGCATCTTGAAAAGCTTGTTGATTTAATTGTGCTACAATACCCGCTCTGCCTGCTGTAGTATCAGCCATAAATTGTCCTTGTAGTGCGCCTTGTCTACCACCACCAAACGCACCTGATGTAAATGCTTGATTAGCAATATTCTGTAAACCACCAGCTCTAGATTGATCATATTGTCTTAATGTTTCATCAATAACGGCTCCTTGATATGGAGACATAAAATCTTGTATTGAACCAGGTGTTACTCCTGCAGCAGTAGGCATACCTGTGCCCGTGAATTGTTGTGCTTGTTGTAAAAATGGTTTGTAAGATTCAAGACCTGCTGTTGCAGCTTTTATTGCGTCTGTTTGTAATTGATCTTCACCGGCAACAAATTGTCTACCAGTAAACGTACCTGTATTAATAGGTACTGATGTACTTGCCGTCAGCTGACGGGCAAAATCTTTTGCTGATGATTCTAAATAATCTGGTAATGCCATTATACTATTCTACTCTCCATCATTTGTGCTTGATCAAACATTGCTTGTGCAGGATTTTCCTTGCCCTGGGACTCTTCTGATATATTACCACCAGCTTCTAGATTGTCCATCATATTTTGCATAACTTCTGCACCTTTATCAATATCTCCCCCGCCTGCATTTCTTACAGCATCTGCTGTAAATACAAATTCATTCTTGCTAAGTCTAGCCGGCACATCGTCCGCTCTTTCCTCAGCTCCTAATGGTACAAAACCACCTTCTCTATAGTCTTTTTCCATACCGCCTAGGTCCATAAGACCACCTTCAGCTTTTCTTTGTCTTAAAGCATCGTAAATTATTTCTGATTCTGCATCCATTTCATCAACGTATGGTGCGGCACCTTCCATAAATTCATCAACACCCTTATCTCCTAATCTTAATCTTTTAGCTATTATATCTAAAGCACCTTCATCTAAAGCATTGATAGTATAACTACCGTCTTCTGCTTTAGAAATATCATAACCTTCATCAATTAAACCATCTATAACTTTTACTGCTTTGCTTGATTTAGGTGTTATAAAAACATCTTGACCAACAGCTTGTGCCTGTAGTCCTCCATCTGTCATTACATCTTCATCACGTATTTGAACACTTATATCTGCATCATCAAATAATGATTTGACTTTACCTACACCAGTTTTAAACATTTGACCTGCTTTTTGTAACACACCACCACCTATTCGGTATCCGTCTCTTGGTATGTCAGCTAATCCACCACCTGCAAAAGCTCCACCAAATCTTACAGCAGCTTTAGGAGGCATAAAATACAATGCAGATCTTGTAGGGTCTGAATAGTATGCTCTTGCTTGATCTCTAATATCTTCTATATCTGGCTGTGGCATAGTAAATGGTGTTCCTTCGTCAACTTCTTCTTCATCACCACCCATAAAAAATGGTGCAGCGATTGCTGTAGCACCTAGACCTGAAAGAGCAGCTCGGCCTAAACTAAATGCACCTGTTTTATCTCTAATTAATGGCGCAAGTAAATTACCTTGATCAAACAATCCTTTAGTGGCACTAAAGATACCACCTGGTCCTGTAAACTGACCACTTAAAAAACCTGTTGCAGGTTTACCTAAAGCTTTTGCAAGCGCTGGTCCACCAAATTTTATAGCAGCTGCAGCTAGTGCAGCTTTACCTAATGGTGATTTAACAACTTTCTTTACAGCCTTTTTAGCTTTTCTTACAAGTTTACCTAAGAAATACCCTTGTCTCTGATCTTCGAGACTCATAATACCACCCATATTACGCATTTGTCTTTCCATATTCATTCTTGAAATTGCCATAATCTTACCTTTTTATTGTCTTTTTCTCCTATAATCAATCATATATTTCTAGCATATCAGCTAGTCCGCCGTCCATATAATCAGTTCTTCCTCTACCAGTTCTGTTACTTACAGGGCCACCCATTCCACCTGCTGCAATACCAAAACCTTGATCTTTATCTCCCAAGGCACTACCACTATAAGATTGACCACCAGCACCTTCTCCATAATTAGTTTTTCCATATTGTGCTGCTCTTTCTTTTTCAGCTTTTTTAGCTGCCGCTTCAGCTTTTCTTTGTTCTTCTTTAAATTTAGCTATTGCAGCAGCTTTGTTTTTTGTTTTAACAAAATTTTGTTTTGCTAATTCTATATTTCTTATATTACTAGTTAGGTTAGTGGTTACACCATATTTATTTTCTATATCTTCATCAGTAATTGTTCCGTCAATAAGTCCTTGTATATCACTTTGACTTATACCATATTTATTTCCTAAAGTTTCTGATATCTTGCCTGTTCTTTTATCAAAAGTTGCATCAGTCATTTTTGCTGCATTGTATCCAGCCATAATTCCTTCAGGTGTATTATATTGACCTGGTTGAGCTACTATTCTACCAATGTTATCAGTCAAAACACCTTGACCTCTTAATTGATTTTCTAAAATTGCTCTTTCATTTATTGGTAATTTATTAGAAAGAAACCCTGCTATTCTTGATACAGTTCCAATTCCAGGAATAAAATTAATTGCTTTACTTGCTAGTTGTTCAAGACCTGTTTTAGGTGGTCCATAGTAATAATCTGGATACATGTCCATTTGTTTTCGTGCTTCTGTTTCTGAAGAATATAGAGGATCATATGGATCAACAAACTGTCCTTGTGTTCGATATCTTTCTTGGTTGTCTAAAATTTTTTCACCGTAAAAATCCATTACTTCTTTAGAAGGTCTCATACCTGTAAAAGTTTCAGTTTCTGCTAATCGATTAAAAGGATCTGCTAAATCAGCCGCAGCTTTATTATACATAATCTGAGCATTTCTTACTCTTAGTTGATTAGGATCGGTAAAAGGTTGTGGATTAAATGTTTTAGCATTTATTTCACTCGCTTGTCTAAAATCATATTCAGGTCTAAAGTCAGTTCTTATCTGACTCATATCTGGATTGTATGGATTAAATCCACCACCTCCACCACCTTGTGATTGATAAATAGCTGGTATACCTGCAGCTGCAGGATCATCTGGTGCAGGATTATTTACACTATAAGGAGCAGCTCTAAATCTTTGTTGCGGTATAAAAAAATCACCTGCAGAATAAATAGCTTGGTCTACTGGATTATAAAAACCTGGTGGTGTTGCCATTATTTTTTATCCTCATCTTTATCTGACGCTGCACCTAACGGTGGCATTGCCGCAACTTTTATTTTTACAGATCTAACCACGTGTTCTTTTTGAGTGGCTGTATCTGGGTTTGCAATATCATCTTCTGCTTCTTTGTCAGAACCATATTCATAACCAGTTTCTTTGTTTCTTAAAACCACTTCTGTTTCACATTTTACTACCGGTACTTTTTTACCGTTTATGTATGTATACGCTACTTCTCCCTCTTCTATAAACATATTAATCCCTATTTATTTCTAGCAGAGAAACTACTATATGTAATCTACCTGCGGTTGTTGCTTGTGCTTTTAATATCTCACTCTCTTCTAATACAATTGGCTGTGTAATCAACTCTGTAGTTGCATTAGAAGCAATTGCTTTTGTTTTAAAAAGAGAGAATACTGCTGCACTTGCATCTGTTAAAGTTACATTAATACTATCTCCACTACCTGAGTCATCAGATACTAAAATATTTTTTACAATTGCTCTAGAATTACTAGGCGATGTATACAACGTTGTGTTATCTGTAGTTGTAAGATCTATTTTTGCGTTTCTATAAATATTAGCCATTTAAAAACCAAGAGAATCTCTCTTGCTCCTGTTCTTGTTCATCTGCAAACGTTGAATTTAATTGTTCTACAATCAACGCAATAGCTCTGTTAATTTGTTTTTGGTTAGATATATCATACTCTTCTTTTGGTTCTGGTAATCTAATTACTATTTTAGCCATTATCTTCTACCATCCGGTTGTACATCTAGCCTAAATGTGCCAAATCTCCATGATTCAGATACAGCATCATTTTCTATTTTTATATTTACAAATCTTCCACGTGCTCTTGTATCTTTTTTATCAGTACTTGCGGTAATTGTAAATGGACTCAAAGACGTTGTAGTTTGTGAATCTGAAGGGTATCTTTTAATAGCTAATGTAACTTTTGCATTACCTGCTAAATCTTTAAAATCAGGTAAAAATCTTCTAACAGCTAAAAATACATCTCCTGCTACAGAATATGATTGACCTCTCATTCTTTGTTGTAGATCATAGTCATATGACTGTATGAATGATGTAACAGTTGTTGTAGATCCATCAGGATTAACTTGATCTGTGCCTATTTCATGTTCAAATAATGTAGTTTGCCCGAGCCCTGATTCACCAACAATAACTGGAAATGTCCCTGATGCACTATCATTAAACTTAGTTGCAAAAGGTGTAGGGTATATGGTTCCATCAATCCAAGTAGTTCTAGCTTCTGTTCCTATATACCAAACAGCTCCTGTTCTAGGATTACTTTCTCCATAATTGTATACAACATATTGATCATTGTATTCTGAATTAGATGATGGGTAATACCAAGTTACCTCTGTAAACTGGTTATTTAATCCTGCGTATACTTGTTGTCCTTTTGTAGTATCAGCTTGATCATACACATAATCTTGAACTGAACACGGTATAGATTTAACTGTACCATCAAATGCAAAGAAACCATTTGGTGACATCCAATATGCAACCCCATCTATTTCTATAGCTGCGTTTTTACCTATTAAACCACAGTTGGTACCAACTTGTTCAAAACCAAATACAAAATCTCCACCAACAAATTTCATAGTGTATAATGCATTGTCCGTCCAAACTAGAATTGATTCTTTTGCTTTTAGAGCACCTATTATTTTTGTGCCATCTTGAAGTCTTTGTGAACCAGCAGTATTAATCGCTGTAATAGTATATGCATTTATATCTTCTTGTTCTGAAAATCTTATAAACATATCATCTTGTGTTGCCGTGTTACCAATTGTTGTTTCTGTTCCAAGATGAATTAAGTGACGTGTTGTTGGTGATACAAGTGTAACCCTAGTCGCTGTTGGATTATTTGTAGTTGCAAAACCAGATGTTGCTGTAGATGCTCTTACAGTTAACGGATTAGTAGCACCAGCATTCCATGTAAATGTCTTACCATTTGCAATCGTTGCAACTAATACTTCTCCAAAATTACTTAATGACCATAGACCTGGTTCTAGTGTTACTTCATCTGCT